GAATATCTTTCAAAAATATATGAAGTTTCAACATATAACTATGCTGCAATAAATGCCAAAGTCTCTAATATTGTAGGCTTGGGATACATGTTTACAGAAACAGACAAAGCAAAAGATGCTATGGATGAAATAAATGACAGTAAGCAGCTTGAAAGAGCACGTGCAAAAATTGAAAGAATTAAAACACAGCTAGACAAGTGGTTAGACGATTGCAACGAAGAGGAGTCGTTTACAGAGACCCTTATAAAGGCCTACACGGACCTTGAGGCGACTGGAAACGGGTACATAGAGATAGGACGTACAGTTGCAGGAGATATAGGCTATATCGGCCATATACCAGCTAAAACGATGCGTGTAAGAAGATTGCGTGATGGCTTTATTCAATTACTTTATGGCAAAGCTGTTTTCTTTAGAAATTTTGGAGATCTTGAAACTCAAAGCCCAATTGCAGGGCAAGAAGATAGACCAAATGAAATTATACATTTAAAAAAATACACCCCAATGAACAATTATTATGGTGTACCTGACATTATTGCTGCCCAGCAAGCTTTAGCAGGAAATGAATTTGCAGGCAGATATAACTTAGACTATTTTGAAAACAAGGCTGTTCCAAGATATATTATTACTGTTAAGGGTGCAAAGCTTTCGCCAGAGTCTGAGCGTAAATTATTAGAATTTTTCCAAGTAGGACTAAAAGGCAAAAACCATAGATCCCTGTATATTCCACTTCCAGCCGATACGCCAGATTCAAAAACTGAATTTAAAATGGAACCTATTGAAGCAGGAGAGCAAGAGTCTTCATTTAACATTTATCGTAAATCTAATAGAGATGAAATATTGCTTGCTCATCGTGTACCAATTAGCAAAATTGGAATTCCAGAGGGAATTAATTTAGCGGCAGCAAGAGACGCAGATAAAACATTTAAAGAACAGGTCTGCAGGCCAGCACAAGATAGACTTGAAAAGAAATTAAACTATTTAATTGCTGAAAAAACAGATGTTGTGCAACTTAAGTTTAATGAATTAAGCTTGACAGACGAAGAAACTCAAAGCCGAATTGATGAGATTTATTTGAGAATGCAGGTCATAACTCCTAATGAAGTCCGAATTAGAAAGAATATGACTACGGTAGAAGGCGGGGATGAAATGGTAGAATTAAAGCCACAACAGGCCGCTGACCAAAAAGCCAAGTCTACTGGAAATCGAAAAAGAGACCAGCAAAGATCTGCAAATGCCCCAGATAAAAGCGGTGAGGCCAGAAATCCTAAAGGCGATGGTCCCAAAGTCAAGTAAGTTTAATCAACTGTTATTTGCGTTATAGTAGATAACACTATAAAATTAAGCATATGAACATTGAAAAAGGCCATTGGTCTAGTAATGGCGACAACCTACATTTGTCGATCCCATTCACTAAGGTCAACAGAGAAAATAGAACTGTATCTGGTTTTGCAACGTTAGATAACGTTGACCAGACAGGCGATGTAGTCACAGCAGAAGCAAGCATAAAAGCTTTTGATAATTTTAGAGGAAATCTTCGTGAGATGCATCAGTCAATTGCAGTTGGTAAAGTTGTTTCGTTTAAACCAGAAACATATTATGACCAAAAGTCTCAAAATTTTTATAATGGAGTTTATGTAACTTCATACATTTCAAAAGGTGCACAAGATACTTGGGAAAAAATTCTTGATGGCACTCTTTCTGGTTTTTCAATTGGCGGAAAAATTAAAGAGTCAGATAACGAAGTTAACAAAGCAACAGGAGAGTCAGTCAGATTTATTAAAGACTATGACCTTGTTGAACTTTCTATCGTAGATTCTCCAGCAAACGAATTATGCAATATCTTATCAATTGAAAAAGTTAATGGTCAAATGATATATAAGGGTATTGCAGCAGAAGTTGTAACAGAAAATATTTTTTATTGTGACGATAGCGATTCTGTTTTTATGTCAACAGAAAAAACTTTCGAGTCACCAGTATCTGGAAAACCAGCCACGCTAATAGGTTGGGTAGAAAGCTCAGATATGAATAAATCAAAAGAAATAAATAAAATTCTTGCTTCATTTAAGAAGTCAAGATTACCGTTGCCTGAAACACAATTAGCAAAACAGGCAAACGTAGAAGGAGGTAATGACATGGAAAAACTTAATGTCGGCAAAGAAGCAGAAGCTGTTGCAGAAGCAATCGTAGAAGCCCCAGCCGAAGTTACTCCAGAAGTTGATGCAAAAGTAGAAGAGGCACCAGTTGTCGAATCTAAAGATGAATCAAATGTCAATCTTTTTGACAAAGCATCAGAAGTTACAGATACTGTAACCGAAGACACCTCTGCCGAAAACGTTGAAAAAGCAGCCGAAGCAGTAGAAGTTATGGTTGATGAACCTGATTTTGCAAAAATGTTAGGTGATCTAAAAGGCTTTTTCGCAGAAACACTCACAAAAGCTACAGAAGCAAATGCTGCACAAGTAACAGAAATTAAAACATCTGTTGAAGCTTTCAGCAAGAGCGTAGACGATAGAATTTCTGAGTTGGCAGAAAAACACAGCTCACTAAGTGCTGCTGTGACAGAAATAAAGAGCACCATTGCTGGTGTTCAAAAGCAGGTTAACGCCGTTGAAGGCGAAACCGCAATTAAGAAGTCCTCTGATCTTGGCGGGTCTGAGGTATTTACCAAATCAAAATCAAAATGGTCTGGAGCTTTCCTCGGTTCCGCAAATGAAATCTTTAACAATTAAAGGGTAGGTGAAATAAAAAATGAGTAATGAATTATTAGAAAAGGCCGCAGCAGCTGGTACAACAGTATCAACTGGATTCGGTTCTTCAACAGGTGGTTCAGGCGTTCATGTTGCTTCAGAAAATGGCAACGGTGGACTTCTAAACCCAGAACAATCAGCACGATTCTTGGACTATATGTTCGATGCTACCGTAATTGGTAAAGTTGCACGTACTGTTCGAATGAAAGCTGACACAACAGAAATTGATCGTATGTCCGTAGGAGAGAAGCTTGTAAAGCTTGCATCCGAAGGCGAAAACACAGGAGCTAACTCAGGTGTTACTTTCTCAAAAATTTCTCTCACAACTAAAAAACTTCGCATGGACTGGGAGCTTTCAACTGAGTCTCTAGAAGACAATATTGAGGGCGCAGACCTCGAAGATCACATTGCACGTTTGATGGCAACACAGGCAGGAAATGACATCGAAGATGTTATCCTAAATGGTGACTCATCACTAACAGGCGATGCACTATACAAGTCTTTTGACGGTGTAGTTAAGAAGGCAAAGGCAGGCGGTCACGTTGTTGACGCTGCAGGTGCTGTTATTTCCCGTGAGGTATTTAACAAGGCCCTTAAGGCTCTTCCACGTAAGTACAAGCAACGTCGTACAGACCTTCGCTTCCTATCAGGTTCAAACTTGATCCAGGATTACTTATACTCAACATCACAGAACATTCAGAACGTTAACCCACAGGATATTGCTTCAGGCATCATCCGTGGAGATGTTCCAGTTCTTGGTGGTCCAGCAGGATATGTAGCTCCATACGCATTTGGTATTCCAATCGTTGAAGTTCCACTTCTTCCTGAGACACAAACAGGTACTTATGCAACTCCATCAGGTTCACACGGAGATATCCACTTGACATTCCCAAATAACGTAGTTATTGGTATCAAGCGTGATGTTACTGTTTACCGATTCTTCTGGCCACGTAAGGACTCTATCGAGTACACAATGTATACTCGTGTTGGCGTTCAAATCGAGCAGGCAGACGCTTGGGTAGTTGTAAAGAACGTTAAGGTTGCTTCTTAATTAAATAAGAATTAACTACCGAAAGGCCCCCAATTAATTTGGGGGCTTTTCATTTTAATTTAACAATGCTATAATTAAAGGACCTAGAAAAAGGAGAAATAAAATATGTCGTTTGACACATTAAAGGTAGCTGATCTAAAGATAATTGCAACAGATTTTGCGGTAGATACAGAAGGCCTAAAAAATAAAAAAGACATTATTGCTGCTCTTGCAGAAGAAGGCGTTACTTGGAGCGTATATCAAAGTACGTTAGAGGCAATTGAAAAAGACACAGAAGAAATTGAAATTCTTCCTAAGTTTGATCCAAAGGCACAAACAGAAGATACGATCCTAGTTCGAATGACAAGAGACAACATGAGATATGATATTCATGGTAGAACTTTTACAAAGGACCATCCTTTTGTGGCAATGCCAGAAGAAGATGCTCAAAAAATCTTTGATACAGAGGAGGGTTTTCGTTTAGCGACACCAAAGGAAGTTCAAGACTTTTACAGCTAATCGTTAACATAAGTTAATGGAAATATTAGTAGGAACAAACTCCCCAATAAAACATAGAGTTTTCTGGAAAGGTGAAGTTGTAGATGCTGACGCTTTGCCACAAGTAAAACTTTACGATATAACAAAGGATCCAGAAGTATTTCCTTCTGTTAATCCTTCACAACTACTTACAACATTAACCGCTACAAAAATTGAATCAGATAATGGAGTCTATGAAGTTTATCCACCACTACAATATACCAACAGGCCAAGAACTTTAAAGCTGGTTTGGGAATATCAAGTAGAAGGAACACCAGTCTCACAAGAAAGTAAAGTTTTTGTTTCAACTCCTTATGTTGATCTTGGAGAAGCAGCCAATGCTCTTGGTGTAGGGGCTGACTACAGCGATCCAAATAAAAAAACATATCAGGAGATGTTAGAGGCAGAACGATATGCAAGAAAGCTTATAGAAACATTTACTGGACAAAGATTTTATTTGCAAGACGCATCTCATACTTTGTACGGAAATGAAACAGACACGCTACCTCTACCAAGAAAAATAAATAAAATACATAAAATTTACAGCAACGATATTCTTCTTGTAGACAACTTGGCCCAACCACCAGTAAACAACTGGGGATACTCTCTTCAAATTTCAGAAAGTGGTTTTGGGGTTAGAATTAATCGTGCCAATATGCTAGACAATACTGTTTATACAGCAAACGGCATGGTCCCACCATCAATTACTGATACGTCAGGGGTTTTTAATAATCACACTACCTATATAGTAGAAGGTAGATTTGGTTGGCAAGAAGTGCCAGATGAAATTAGCATGGCATGTTTAGAATTAATGAAAGACTACTTTTCTAAAGATAAAGTTTGGCGAAATAAATATATTAAAAATATATCAACATTTGACTGGAAGTTTGAATACGACACAACAACATTTTTAGGCACTGGCAATAATTATGTAGATCAGATACTTTCAGACTACGTTGTAACACAAATGGTAGTGATTTAATATGAGCGAGCTAATAGGTTCGCTAATGCCAATGCAAGCAGACATATATGCACAATCAAGTAAACAGGATTCAAATACTGGATCTATTAAAAAAATGTGGTCATACGTAAGAACAATAGATTGCTCTGCAAAGGGTAATATAACTAGTTCTGGAACTTCTAGGTCAAGCGACAAACAGCTTTTTTCAAATAAATACGAAAACCAACAGATTGTAGAAATTAGAAGTATTAGTCAAATTAATTACAGAGAAAAAATTAATAACATAAGGGACTCAGCAGGAAATGTTATTTGGAAAGAGCTAAACTATCCAACCGAAACACCAACTGTTTTTGAAGTGATAAGCTCAACCCCAGTAACCGATCCATTCGGTAATGTGATAGCATATAATTCTATTGCAAAAAGATCTGAGAATCAAGAAATTGGACTCTAGCGTAGCATTACTTCAAACTGCTAGCGGCCTTG